GGGATCGCTGCATCGAGCACTGACAACGAGAGCCCACCAGTCAAGATCTTCGGCCGCGTGAACAAGAGCGAGTACTCGCCGAGCGGCTACGACTTCCAAGCATCCTGCGTCGAGTATGCAGACGGCACCAAGAGTGGCTTTCTTGGCTGCCACCCACACAAGCTGGAGCGGGTGGAATGACACGCCACAACGGCAAGAATCTTGAGTTTGTTTGCCTGGCGCGAGGCTTATCGAGTTCGATCGAGCGGTATCACCAGGATCGGCATCTGTTCAAACAGCAGCCAGCGGCCCGACCAGCCGCCCCAGGGCTCGGGCTGGAGATCCATGGTCAGTCGGCCGTCGTCGCCGGCGATCAGCAGCCGGTCGTCTCGGATCGTCCAGTAGGTCTCGCGGCCGGCTCCGCCGGCGTCGAAGGTGCCGTCCGAGGCGCGTGGCTTGATCACTCGGCCGAGGCCCTGGCCCATCATGCGGATGTACTGGTACTCGCGGCCGTCCATCGCCGCGATCGCGGCCCGGTCGTCGTCGGTCGGCAGCGTCTGGGCCGCTGGACTCCACTGGCTGGCGAGTCGCTTGATGTGCTCGAGACAGCGGTCTTCGAACTCGAATCCCTTGATCCGCTGATTGCCGCGGACCGACCATTTTGCCATGTTTCGATGCTGGAATAGGCGCTGGCCGTCGAAATCGTGCTGGCACATGGTGGCCAGTAGCGAGTGGATCCGCCGGGACGGCATGGCGTAGGGCTGGCCGAGCTTCCGCCAGGCCAGGTGGAAAACGTCCTTGTCGCCGTGGACGTGGTTGAAGAAGAAGTTGTTGCTGTTTTGCATGTACCAGTGGCAGAGCTCCAGGCAGTGCCAGCAGCGCCGTTTGTCGACGACGATCTGGCCGCTCTCGAATTCCGGTTCGTCTCGATACTCGATATCGCCAAACACTCGCCAGGCCAGCCGGTCGCGGCCGAGGCGGCCGTAGTCGGGCCAGAAGACGGCGCCGTTGTCCTTGTACGGTTGCGAGTCGAATAGGAACGTCGGATCGCGGACCGGGCAATTGTCGGCGTCCAAGAATAGGACTTCCTCGAACCGCGAGTGTTGAATCGCGTAGGGTTTCAGCTCCCAGCCGTGGAGCCGTTTGTGCGGGTGCTGCTTGCGGACCTCGTAGGCGTCGACGCAACGGACGTCGAGCTCGCCGAGCAGCCGGGCCCAGGCGCCGTTGAACTCGCGCGGGCCGAGGTACCAGATTTCGATCGGCAGTGTGCAGCCGTGATCGCGTAGCATGTTGACGACGACCCACGCGCCAAGCTGGAACTTGACGCCGCCGGCTGCGATCACGACGCCGCGGCCTTCGAACCGGTCGGCTGGGTAGGTGCGCTCGGGCAGCTTGCCCTGGACGAACTTCTCGACGAGCTCGGCCGCGTTGTCCGTGTTGATCATGTTGGCCCTCGTTTTCTTTCCACAACAGCTCATCAGGTTCGGTTTTCCCAGGGGTAAGGTTTGTTGGGGATCGGTCGTCCCAAGAATTCGCAGAGAGGCTCCCAGGCATACGGGACGCGGAATTCGAGGAAGTCGTCTCGGCCGTCGAAGTACTCGCGGACGAGCTGCGCCTGGCTCTCGTAGACGTAACGCATCCGGCTTTCGCTGAATGCGAGCGTCCCGAAGATTTGCAATCTCGGTTCGAGCCACGCGGGGTGATGATGCGCGTAGACGTGCTTGACAGACGTCAACCAGCGATCGAGCGGGCGTGTGGTCCAGATGAACTTGGATCCGGGGTACCACTCGTCCAGTTGAGCAAAGTACCACTCGCCAAAGTTGGTCACGGCGTCCCAGGGCTCCGGGTAAGTGAAGATGCCGGCGTGATAAATCTGACGCATCCACGGCATGGGGGATTGAAGCGTGCGATAGCCGAGGCGGCGCAGCGCATTGGCGAGGCTGGTTGTTCCCGTCTTGGGAAGGCCGATGCCGAAGACTTTGTTCAGCGTAGCCGGAGTCGTGAGACTTCGGTTCTTGCCGCTACCGTCCGAAGTCTCACGACTTCGGCTACGACACTTAGTGGCCATGGCGGAACAGCTCCCTCTCGAATATCGCCCGATTGATGCCCTGCAGGGATCGCCCGGCGATGTGTAGACAAACGGGATCGGCTGGCAGATCGACGGCTGGATCGCAGACGGCGTGCAGATGAGGCGCGAGGAACTGGACGACGACGCCCTGGCGTTGCGCTGCCATGTTCAGCGCGGTCATCTCGTAGGCGAACTCGGTCCGGTAGTTGGGCGAGCTGCCGAGCCGGTCGGCCTCGGCAAACATGGCCAGGTGTCGTTCGTTGGCGATCCAGAGGCCAGAGTAGAAATAGCGGGCCTGATCGAGGTCGTTCTTCGTGCAATCGCGCTGGACGGCCGCGGTCGGGTCGTGTTTGCTGGCGAAGAACGCTTCGCGATCGTCGTAGGACTCGATCGCCGGCCATGGCCGCAGGAATCGGACGTCGGCGTCGAAGAACAGCACGGTCTGGCGGTAGCGTTCGACGAGGCGCAGCTTGTACATTGCCGGGCTGCGCACGTCGTCCGGGACCTCGGTCAGGACGTGGACGTCCAGACCGGTCGCCTCGGCCGCCGAGTCGGCCGCCAGGCGAGCCATGCGGGCGTGCGCCTTGCCGACGCCGATTGTCGCTGCGATCATGTTCGCGGTCTTGCTCCCTCGTTGCTCACGCGCGGCCCGTTGGGCCTGCGGTTAAACGAATCTATGGTCGCATCCAGATCGCCAGCTCGTCCTTGAGCTCGCGCGTCTCGACGATCCGACGTTCGGGCAGCGTCTGGACGATCCGCTGGATCGTAACGTCTCGCCAGTCGTCGTCGTCGCGCCCGAATGCGTGCGTGTCGTCGACGACGATGATGTCGCGCTGGGTGCGGATCGCGATCGCCTGCAGCTCTTTCCAGAGTGGCATCTGCGTTCGCTCGCGATCGCCTACGTCCTTAAACCAGTGCGCGTCGAGGTACCAGAGAACGGGCTCGTCCCAGTGGAGCTGCGACAGGACGGGGACCCAGAACGTCGAGTCGCCGTGGTAGAAATGAATGTTCGGCCAGCGGCCCTGGCGGATCAGTCCGGATCGCGCGTATTGAAAGTAGTGTTCGGTGAGTTCGATCGTGTGGACGATCTCGAATACCTCGGCCGCTCGCCAGGTCGTGTCGCCCTTGAATGTGCCGGTTTCGACACAGACGCGAACCGCTCGATCGTGCTCGCGCAGCAGCCGCCGGAATCGTTCCGTTTCCATCACGCCGCCCATCGTTACTTGTCCTTTCGCATGGTGAATCGGTCCAGAACTTGGATCACGTCGCGCGGTTTGATCAGTGCCATACAGCGCCCGACTGGCCGCTCGAATCCGACCATCGGCCACTCGCACAGCGACCCGTCCTTGGCGCTGTTGTCGCAGGCCGGCTGGACGCGCGACCGCCAGCAGGCCGACGTCTCGCAGCAGGCGAGCTGGCCGAGCGTGTGGAGGGTGGTCTGCAGCGGGTACTGGATCCAGGGCAGCGGTTCTCGGCCGCCGGCCAGGCAGATGTACGGCTTTTGCCACGCCGCGCAAAGGTGCTGCAGGTACGTCACTGGGCCCAGGCCGCCGGCCGCGTGATAGGCCAGTCGGATGAGTTGCCGGTGGTTCGTTTTGCCTCGCAGGTCGATTGCACCGGGAATCTCGGGGTGCCAGTGTTCTTTGGCGCCGATTTGTACCCACTGGATCCGGTCGCGCGTGGCCTCGACGACGGCCCGGTAGTACTCAGCCGGCCAGAGCTTGGCCGTGTAGTCCATCTTGATGCCGGCGTTCACAAGCCAGAACGGGACCTTTCTGCCGCCGGTGAAATGGTCCGCGATCTGATCCTGCCAGACCCGCTCGTCGTCGGCGAGATACAAGTAGGGCCGATTGACGCTCAGCCGCAGCGGGATCTCGAGCCGGTCGGCCAGGTAATCGGTATAGCCGCCGAGGAACGGCCGCGCTTCCTGATTGCTGCGATTGATCGAGGGGTAGTGGACGTCGACGTCTTGGACGTGGTCGTCGTCGGCGAAGGTCGCGATGTGTGGGTTGTTCTCCCAGATTTCCATGCAGGTGGTTTGCACGGCCGTCTGGAACTGGCCGGCAAATTGCGCGTGGAGCGATTCGACGGCCGCGGTCAGCGTCAGGACGTCGCCGGGGCAGAGATTGCATCGGAGTCGCAGTTTTGTTGGGTCGTCGCTCATGCCTTGTCGATCGCTGTTTGGACGAGCTCGTCGAGCGACGCGTCGATCGCGAGCTGCTGTCGCTTGAACTCGAAGTCCCAAAACTCGACGATAAACCGAAACCGCTCGTCGCAGCCGTCCGGGCCCCAGGCGTTCATCTTTTGCAGAAACTGCCGACAGTGACAATCCTCTGGCAAGGTGATCCCGTGGGTCGCCAAAAGCAACTCGAACTCAGCGCCCGGGCCGTCTTGTTGCCTTACGCGCGTTCTCAGGGCCTTTTCTCTGAAGACAGGCTCCAGCTCGATTCCCAATTCGGCAAGCCGCTGATCATGTCCGTTCCGCCGACAAAAGGAACGGGCCAAAGAAGCCGTGACAGCATTGGTTGCCCGCGGTGCCGGCTCTCTGTCGCAGGCTGCACAGGCTTTCGGCGTCGTCGGTACCGGACCGAAACCAACCAGGCCCGTCGCTATGCGGCAATACCGATCATCGCGGTGAGGGCACGACGCCGGGGCTCCCTCGCTTGCGCGTCGGGTTTGTGTGTCGGTGTTCAAGGATCGCATACCACCCATTCTTCTTGCCCGTCGTAACCGCCGTCCTCGACCGGCGCGGCTTCGCAGGTACAGCCAGCCGCTTCGCACTGGATCCCTTGGCCGCCAAGTTCCCACTCCTGGGTTGATTCGTTCCAAATCCAATTGCAGTTAAGCGGGCATTCCTCGCTGGCTGCGCTGCTCTCCTGGCTGGCTCCGCTGGTTTCTGACATCGACGATGGCGACAACGATGTCAACGATGAACTGCACGAACTGCCACAGGTGAATTGGCTGGTCGACGACGATGACAGTGAGCTGCTACAGCAGGCGAACTCGGCCTCGCAGACCGCGATCACGTCGCCGTTGCATTGGCCGACGTCGCCGTCGTAGAACGTGACCACCACGCGATAGGTGCCACAGTCGGAAATGTCACAGACGCCGGGCGACACGGTCAACCCGCTCGTGTCGGGCTGCACGCCGCCGCAGGCGATGTTGCAGTGGACTTGGTCTTGATCGTCGTACACGACGGCCGTGTACGAGGCTTGGCCGGGGATGGGATCCCAGGCCCAGCTCATCTGATAGTCCGGGCCGCTCCCGCATTGAACGCTCAGATTGCAGTCGTGTGAGGAGCTCGATGGCAAGCTGCTCGACGACGAGCTGCAGGAGCTCCTGCAGCTAAATTCCGCCTCGCAATGCGCGATCACGTTGCCGTTACATTGCGCCATGTCGCCGTCGTAGAAGTCGACTTCGATTCGGTAGGTGTCGCAGTCGTTGATTTCCCAGTCGCCGGTGGAGATCTGGAACGTGGTGTCCGGTTGCACACCCTGGCAGATGCCCTGCTTGTGCAATTCGTTCTTGGTCACGTTCCACACCCGCTTGATGAACGAGGCTTGGCCGGGGAACGGCTCGCCCCAGGACCACTTCCAGGTCCCATCCTCGAAGCAGGTGATTTCCAAATCACACGGATAGCTCGGCGATGACCCGGAAGACTGGGCGGATTCGCTACTAGGTGGGCTGGACGTCTCGGACGATGGTTGCCCGGACGACGAGCCGCAGTCACACACGTCGGCGCATTGCTCGTCGAGGGGCGTCACGCCGCAGATCAGGCCGTTGGCGACGTCGAGGGCGACGCGGTTCTCGCACAGATTGTCGCCGCTTCGGTGCAGGTCGCCGATGCCGACCGTGATTTGTCCGGTGTAATCGCACGCGGAGGTCTCCGAGCCGGCGCTACTCGGTTCCGCGCTGCCCTGACTCGACGCGCAGTCACAACAGCCCGCGGTGTGCGAGAGCGTCCATTGTCCCGCCGTGGATTGCAGACACCCATCGGTGATTTGCAGCGTGATCGGCCGCTTGTAGATATTCAGGATGCCAGACTCGCACCGCGGGTCGGTCTCGTACAAGATGATCGGCGAGCAGCTTATGCCGCTGGTTTCGGACGAGGGTTCGCCGGACGAGAACTCGGACGACGGCTCGGATGAAGGCTCGGACGAGGGTTCGGACGAAGGCTCGGAGGAAGGCGACGACGAGCTCTCGTAATCCTCGACAAACCACCAGCGCCGGCCTTGGGCCGACGCGTGCTTGTAGATGAAGACGTGTGTACCAGGAGGGACCCAGCCGCCGAGCGCGCCGTCCTCGTCGGCGTTCTTGGCGATCACGTACTTTTCCGGCCAACCGCGATACTCGGTGGCCGTCAAGCCGACCTGCTCGGGAAAGGTCCAGTCCTCGAACTGGCAGACGAACGTATTGGCCGGCGGCGGCGGATAGTCCGGATTGTCGGCGTTCGTGGTTGTGACGGCCGTCCGGATCAGCCGGCCGGGCGTGTTGTCACGCGCGAGCTTGCGCAGGAGCTGCTCGAGGTTGTGCTGCTTGGCCGAGACACGGCGCACCGCGGCCGCGATCTGCTGGATGGAGTTGCTGTCGAATTGGTGAAGAGTGGCCATAGGTCAGAGGTCAGAAATCAGAGGTCAGAGGTCAGAGGCCGGGCCGGGCTGATCTCTGATCTCTGCCCTCTGATCTTCTTGCTATGCGTGCTGCTCCTTGACGATCGCCGCGGCAACGAATCCCTGGCCTTGGCTGCCGGTCGAGCCGCTGGCGGTGATGACGATCCGCAGCGCGTCGCCGTCTTCGAACGACGGATCGGCGACGAGCGTGGCGGCCTGCAGGGTGTCGTCGACGCTGGAGCTGTCGACGGTGATCACGGCATCGAGCAGCGAGGACCAACTGCCGTCGGCGTCGGCGTCCTTTTGAATGTCCACCGTGTATTGCTTGTCGCCGCCAGTGGGCGCTGTGGTCGGGCGGACCTCGAAGCCCAGCAGCTCGCCGTCGCCGCGGGCGATGTGCAAGAGCTTGGTCTCGCTGGCCACGTCGGAACCATCGGCCTGGCCGTGGTTCAACGCGTAGCGATGGACGAGCTTGGCGTCGCTGATTCGCTTGTTGACGTTCGAGCTGATGTGATCGTCGTCGACGGCGCCGTCGGGCGGGTACATGTTGCCGCCGAACGAGACATCACCGTGAAAGATGTGATTTCCGCGATGGTCGGTTGTGGTGCTCATTTTCGTTTCATCCGCAGTAGGGTATCGGTGCCAAATATGGTGTTTCGTGAGTTAAGCTAGGTAAGCTCTGACCTCTGACCTCTGACTTCTGATCTTTGACCTCTCTCGCTACGGTCCTCCGAAGACGAAGTTGAAGAAGTCGGGGTCTTTGAAAATCTTCAGGGCCTTGTAGTCGACTTCGTCGTGGTATCGGTACTTGATGTACACCGGGTCTTCCTCTGCGCAGACGTCGAGCGGTTGACCGTTACCGTCCAGCAGGACGGGCTCGGTGATGGGTTGCTCGTCGATGTCCACTAACGCTCGGACAGGCGGTTGCCCGTCGATGACGTCGTCGTAGCCGATCACGCCGCCGCGGCCGTTGGGCTGATGCACACACGCATTGGCGTGCATGCCGTGGTCCAGGAATTCGAACCGCCAGCCGCGGCGGTCGTGGTCGATCGTGATGTTCACTTCCAGGAAGTCGATCTGATTGACTCGCCGCATCGACACGCCCACACGGCGGATCTTGGCGGTGTATTTTTCGAAGGTCTTGCGGAGGCCGCGGTACTCGAACACCAACGCCGAGTTGTTCACCAGGTTCTCGTAGCTGTCGTCTGCGTCGAACTCCAAGCGGTTCCGTTTGATCGTGACGACCTGGCGGGACTCGTCGGCTTCCGGCGGCGGGTCGAAAGGCATTAACGCCGAGTTGACCACCGGGCCGATCTTGCCGGGCGGCCACTTGGCGTGGATGTGGCCGTAGAATCCGGTGAGGTACTCCGCCTTTTCCATCGGCACCGTGTACTGGACCGAGTCGATCGAGACCTCGTCGCGGAAGTCCAGCGGGTTATCGGTCGGGTTGCCATCGGGGTCAATGCCGCCGCCGCCCTCTCCGCCACCGTCGTCGCCGCTCGGCGTGGCGTAATGCAACGTCGCCGTCCAGGGCAGCGACGCGCCCATTTCTCTGGTGGGCGTGATCCTATCGAGGATAGCGCTCGTGTCCGCGTCGTTGCCGTAGTCGTAGCCATCGCCCATGTCGGCGATGTTTGCCTTGACGTAGGCGATCGCCGCTTGTGCCTGGTCGAGCGGATCGTCGGTGATCAGCCGGTACACGGCGGTGTACTCGACATTGCCGCCCGAGTCGCTGCCGGTGGCGCCGGTCCAGTGGAGTTCGTGGGATTGGAAGGTCATTGGGCTGTGAGCTGTGAGCTGTGAGCTTTGAGCTGTGAGCATCTCTGGCTCATCGCTCATCGCTCACTGCTAAATCCTGTGGCTGATTACTCGGAATTGGTCCCTCGTGTTTCGGTCGATCGAGGCCAGCGTCGCGTTCATGCCGGCAAGCTGCCGGTTACGTTGGCGTGCGAGGGCCACCTGGTGGCGTTGTTCGCGGATGCCGGCCTGGATCGCGCTAAAGGCTTCCGTCGTGCCGCGCTGCAGGGCGGCTGCGCCTTGTGTCTTGGTGACTTGTTGGATCTGGTTGGCCGACTGGTACGCTTGTTCGAAATCCTCCCGCGCCTTGGCCGCTGCGCGGGAGAACGTCTCGCCGCTGATCGCGGCCGCGGCGAACAACTGGCGGGCCTTGGCCATGGCGTCGCGGTATTCTTCGGCCGGCGTGCGCAGGCTCTTGGTCAGTTGCTCGCCTTGCTGGGCCAGTTCCTCGGCCTTCTTCTTTGCCTCGTCCAACGCTTCGGCCGTACCATCCACGGCCGCGGCCGCGGCGTCGAAGTGTTCTTCCGTCGCCTTGCCACCTGCCACCGAAGCCGTCGCCACCTGGTGGGCCGATTCGGTCGCTTTGTCGAAGGCTTTCGAAACGCCGTAGACAGCAGCCCCGGCCGCGGCTGTGCCGATGAGTAATTTGGCCCAGCCTGCCGGGCCGGCCATGGCGCTGGTTATGGCCTGCGCACCGGCAAGTGCTTTCAATGTGGCGATGATCGCCCGGATGCCGGCGACGATCTTGGGGATCAGCTTGACGACCCCGATGAACGCCACGGTAAAGCCCACGATCTTGGCGGTGTTTGCGACCGTGGTGCCGTCCAGATTGCCCAGCCACGCGGTCAATTGCGTGATCGCGCCGGTGATCGCCGTGATCGCCGGTGCAAGTTTCACGGTGAGCTGGGCGGTCATGCCGGCGCCGGCCACCTTCATGCGTGTGATCGCGTCGTTTGCCGCTTCCACCTTGGCCGCGTCGACGCGTGAGAGACCGACGCCCATCTTGTCGATTTCTTCCCTTGCCGCTGCGAGCCCTTCGGCTCCGGAGTTGAACAACGTGATCAGTTCCTGGCCTTGGCGGCCAAACAGGGCATAGGCTGCCGCGGCGCGGCTGGCCGGATCCGGTAAGGCGGCGATCCGGTCAGCGACTAGCTCGAAGGCGGCGGCCGTGTCCATTGCGGCCAGTTGGGCGGGCTGCAAATCGAGCAGTTTCAAGCCCTCGGCACCCTGCCCGAACCTGCTCATCCCCGTTTTGGCCTCGCCCATGCGGCGGACAAACACTAGGAGGCCCTTTTCAAGGGTCTGAAAAGACGTGCCGGTCAGTTCGGCCTGCAGGCGGTACGCCTGCATCGTCTTGACCGAGATCCCAACGTCGTCGGAAAATTTCGCAATCCCGTCGATCAGGCCCATCTGGTTTTCGACGGCGCCCTTGAGGCTGGAGACGATGCCGTCAAACGCGGACGTGATCTTGCCGGCAATCGCTTCGACAGCCTGCCCGTAGGTGCGGACCAGCCCCTTAGCGCCCTGAAAGTCGCGCCGCAAGCTGGCGGTGTGGGCGCCGAGCTTGATGTTCAGGTTGGCGATCGTGCGTTTGGCCATGGTGGCTAGGCTGTAGGCTGAAGGCTGTAGGCTGAAGGAAGATGTTGATTTTCTCTTCCTCCTTCGGTCTTCAGTCTGCGGCCTTCAGTCTCCTTTCCCGCTCCCAGTCGGCCCATTTGGTGGCGTGTTCTTCGATGGCTTCGCGGACTGCCTGGAAGTCGATTTCTTCGGCGTCCGGGAAGTACGGCCAGACGATCTCCGGCAGCTCGGCATCGTCGGGCAGCCAGGCGATGTTTTGGTACGCGATCGCGACTGCCTGGCGCAAGTCCGCTCGCTCGTCGCCCCACGGTTCGACCTGGTAGTACGCCAGCCAATCGGTGAACTCGTCCCAAGTTAAAACGGCAGACGCCGGGTCGCCGCCTGCCGTTTCGAATAGTCTGTTTGGATGCACGACGCCCAGGGCGATCGCCAGGCGAAACGCCATGATCTGCGTCGGCGACGCGGCTAGTCGCTTTTTTTTTCCTCGACGCTGTCGCCGCCGGTGCCGAGCCCGTTGAAGTCGACGGCCGGCTGGCACAGTTCCGAGACCGCCTCGATTTCGCCGCTCAGCCAGTGCTGGCGATCGGGCGTCCCGAATTGCAGCGTCCCCTCGTCGTCGACGATCGAGGCGGCGAGCAACGCGACGGCGAACTCGTAGGCCTCCTCTTTGTCCAGCGGGTTGCCTTCGTCGTCCTTCTCGATCGCGGCGGCCTTGTCGATCAGTTCCGCTTTCTTCATGCCGCGTAGGCGTAGCAGCCGGACGTCGTCGCCCCATGCCTCGCAGGGAACGTCGAGGAACGCGCCGTCGCCTTTGCCTTTCGCGAGCTTGTCGAAGGTTGCGACCATTGGTTAGGCTGAAGGCTGTAGGCTGCAGGCTGAAGGAAGATGTTGATTTTGTCTTCTTCCTTCGGTCTTCAGTCGTCGGCCTTCGGGCTCCTCCTACAGTTCCAGGAACGTGATCACGCCGGTGGCCAGGGCTTCGATTCGGTTGTCGGGCAGGGTCAGCAGCCGCTTCAGGCCCTTGCCGCCGGGGCAGACGAGGCCACGGCCTTCAGCCGGTACCAGGCAGCGTTGAATCAGGCGGCACAGTTCCGGCTTCGTGTCCGGGGACACGTTCAGGTTTTTCGGATCGATACTGGCCCGCTTCAAGTGCTTGATCTGCGCGAACAGACCTTCTGGTTCCATGCGCCGGATCCGCAGATCGCCGCCCAGTTCGGGCACGTTCACGTCCGCATACCGAGGCCGCTCGTCCCGCACGACCGGCGACGCGACGGCGAGTTCGGTTTCGTCTTTCTTCTTTGCCATCGTTTCCTCGCTTACGCTTCGGGTTCCGTCAGAGCTCAAAGCTCACAGCTACGTCACCGTGATGTCGCTCGTTCTCTGCACCTTGATGTCCGCGCGGATGGTGCTGTTGGGCGCGTATTCTTGCTCCTCGATCGCCTTGACCTTGCACGTAAACTCTTTGGTGATCGGCGTCGAATGGGGCGTGACGATCTGGATGTCGCAATCCTCTTGCGATTCGAACAGCGTGGTCCACTTGGTGTGCTCGGTGTCGTCTTCTTTGTAGTGGACCGTGATCGTAAATTCTGACGCCTGCTCGATGCCGAGGATCGGGACCTCGAAGTCGTCGCCGAGTTCGCGCCCCTCGACCTCTTCGCGCGTGCGTGCCGGCGGCTGTGCGGAGATGACGCCGGGGACGGTGTCGAAGCCGACGCCGTCGTCGTCGAGTTTGATGATGGCGCCAAGCGCTATCTGCTTGTAGACTGTCATTTTTCGGTTCCTCGCTTGCGAAAAGGTAGTCTAGAAAAGACGTGCCGAGGCGCGCGCTCTTTCACGTTTCCGGGGGCCGGTCAGGTTGGTTTGGCGGTTACCGGCTTCTTCGTGATCAATCGCAACCACACGTTCCCGACGCTCATGGCCAGCATCAGGGCGGCCGTGACCTTCGGGTACTGGGCAACGAGATCGCTCGCGCCGACCACGCCGATCGAGGCAATCACTCCGGTCAGCACGTTGGCCGCGACGGTGCGTGACTTGTACCACGGTTTCGCTTGGGTGCTCATACTCAGGATCCTCCCTGATATCCAACAATTTCCAATTGCACGGCCGCCACGTGCAGCCCTTCGTCATCGTCGAAGATGCCGCGCGGGATGTAGTCGTCGGTGTGATCGCGGATAAACAGGGCCTGCACGTCGCCGTTGCCGAACGAGCCGCGGGCCTTGTTGTGCGAGCGGATCTCGTCGGCCACGTCCAACACGTCGCCCAGATCCCGGCCGATCACTTCCAGGTCGAAGAACTCGCGAAACGCGGCCTCGCCCTCTGCATCGCCCAAACCGTCCTCGTCGTCGGTACCGCCTCGCGCGAACCAGATGTACAGGCCGTCGTAGCCTTCCGGCACTTTGTTCTGATGGCAGCGCTCGCTCACGGCTTCGCTGATATCCGAATCAGCCAGCAAATAGACGCGAAGATCAATTCCGAGTTGGGACATGGTCAGGCCAAGGGGTTCTTTCTTACGGTTATTTCGCCCAGTTCGGCCGCCTTGCCGGTGCCCGTGCTGTACACGCGCACGCGATAACGGCCGGCGGTGTCGCAGTCGAGCACCACGCGATAGACGCCGGTGCTGACCAGCGTCACCTCCTCGTCTACACCGTACTCGTACGTCGCATCCTCGCCGGCCGGGTCCCTGATGACAAAATGGACGCCGCCCGGCGTAAGGGCCGCGCCATCATCCACATCGATAAATGTGGCGGTGATCCGAACTTGGTCGCCCAGGTCGCACGTGAAGGTGATCATCCGTCGGCGTCTCCCTCGCAAGCCAGCGCCAGCGCATAGTTGTTTTCTATCGCGACGGCCAGTTCAGTCTCCCCAGCGAACGCCAACGCTAACGCAGTCTGGCGGTCGATTGTTAGAGCCAAATCGGCGACCTCCGCCGGCGCAGTGACCGTTGCCACGACAGGGGGCATTGACCACGCCGCCGTGAGCGGTGATACAGTGCCTTCGACGGTGAATTGTGCACTGACGGCCGGGGCTGCCCACGTCGCGGCGGCCGGCGAAACGGTGGCCGTATAGATGCCACCAGCGGACGCCGAAACGGATGGCGCCGACCAAGTGGCAACCGCCGGCGATACGCCGGCCTGGACGCGTGCCACAGCAGACACCGCCGGTGTTGACCAAGTAACCGAAGCTGGCGACACGGTCGCGTTGATTCGAGGCTTGGCCGCCACGCTGGGCGCCGACCAGGTGAGTGTGGCCGGTGCAACGGTGGCCTCGACCGTGATCTCGGCCGCTACGCTGGGTGCGGCCCAGGCGAGCGTGGCCGGGGCGACCGTGGCCTCGACGGTGATCTCGGCCGCCACGCTGGGCGCCGACCAGGTGAGTGTGGCCGGTGCAACGGTGGCGGTTTCGCTTCCTGTACCGGCCGCCACAGCCGGCGCCGACCAGACGAGCAAGGCGGGTGAGACGGCGGCGTTGATTTTGGGTTTCGCCGCCACAGCCGGTGCCGACCAGGCAATCGACGCTGGATTTATGGTTGCCGTCTCAATTCCGCTTGAGACGTACTCGTCCGCACCGATGTCCCAAGTTCCAGATCGCGTGTCGCCATCGCAATCGTCCGAAAACCCTTCGCTCGACAGGTCGACTCCGTTGTCGACGCAGGTCGCTCCCGATTTCAGATGGGCGTCAAAGGTCGAGGCAGATGTGTCCTCGACCTCGTCTGCCGGAGTAATCCCCGTATGGCTGTTGCTCCCGCTCGCGGTGCTATCCTCGGAACAATTGTAGTCCTGCGTCGTAATGGTGTCGAAATCGGCTGCTGTTGCAGTCCCACCAGTGGCGGTGGTAAGCATGGCCAGACAATTTTTGACAGTATCCGCCCCATAGATGCCGTAGGCTTTCGAAAGTTCTCCAGTGCCTGTGCAGTCGTTGTCGGCCTCAATGTTTGCGACGCTGCAGTTGTAAATCTTCGCGTTGCCCTGCGCGTCCCGGATGCCCGTCGCCGTGGTCACTTTGTCGTTTGAGCTTCCAGTTGATTGCGCGTACAGGTCATTGATGGTGCAATTGCGGACGACGATTCCAGATCCGCTGGATTTATTGATGGTGATGCCGTCGATACTCGCCGACCCGTCGAGTGATCTGCTGCAATTGTGCACTCCACAATTGTCTACAAGCACATAGCTGGCGCCGACATAGATTGCTGGGGAGGCGTTTGGCAGTCCTAGGCACACGAAGTTTTCAAGTCTCGTATACGCCACGTAGCAGCCGATTATCGGGCCTGCGGTGCCGGTCAATTTTGCCACGGAACCAAGGTCCCCGAGATCACCAACAAATTCCGCCCCGGACTGCGTGCGAATGTGGTAATAATGGTCCGCGTCAACAGTGGCATCGCCCGATTGCATTTGGATGTGCGGGCTCGCGCCAGCGTCATGTTCCTCCCCACGCAATTCGGCAATTTGGATTTCGTCCGCCGTGACAAGGTCGCCTTTTTTGGCTGCCCACCACGCAGAAAGGTCCGAGTAGTCGTCACCCGGATCGGAACCGATCGCGCTGATTACGGTTGTGGTCATTGCGCGTTTTCGATCGTGGCGTGTGGCTCACGCCACGTCCAAGCCATCCAACGTTTGTCTTCGTTGGTAAGATAAAAACTGGCCATCAGCTCGCGTTTGGTCGCGGGCGGAAGAAGGCGTCCAACCTCGGCGATGTTGCCGTAATCGCGAAACAACACCGCGGCCAAATAGGGCCGCATTCCTTCTGCGGTTTTGTGTCGCCGCAGCTTGCGAAACCAATATTTGCGGATAGCCGAAAAATCACCATTAGCAGGCCAAGAAAGATGCGGCGGGTGCAAAAACCTACATACATCCGGTTCCTTTTTTCGCCAATCGGTATCACATTGATCGGCTACCGTCTCAGACAATCCGGCTTGGTGTGTAGGAGCGTCAGTTTTATCCAACGCCAATCGAGGGTCGTAATCCGTGCCGGTTTCGACATGTCGAAACTGCGTCGCTGCAGTCGGGTCATACTGATACACGCCAGCAAGAAGCTCGCTGAGTTCTTTCTTCGTCGCCGTCATTTGCACGACGCGAAAGATGGGCTCCCGCTCACCCCGCTTCCATCCGTGGGGAGCCGGGTAAGCTGTCACCGGTTCACCAGTGCGCAGCAAAACGAGCACCTCGTAAACGCGCCGATTCATGTATGTTCACCGTTTAGGAGAGTTGCAAAATCCCTTCCGCGTTCCAGGGCACGTCGACTTGCGTGGCCTCTTTGGCGAGGGGCTGATTTGAGAATTCGATAAACGCAATCAGCGGGCTGTCCGCGTCGTTCGTGACATGCTTGTACAGCACCACACCTTGGTAGTCGCGAGTAGCGTCGCCCGACAGCCCTGCAAAGCTGGCGTCGTCCGCATCGAACTCAGCGCGGTCGTTCGCGTCGTCCTTGTTCACCGCTTCGTTGGCGAGGGCTTGGCGGGAGTAGCCCGTGGCGTCGCACTCGTCCAAGGTCGTCAGGTCTCCCACGTACACTTTGGCGTCGTTCTCCGTGTCCGCCGTGGTGTTGGTCATAACCAGAATCGCGCGGATGTCGTCCGCGTTCAGGTCGATCTCGCCGGCCGCATTGGCCCGTTTGAATTCGTTGAAAATCGTGCTTGACATAGTGAGCTCCTTATACCGTGGCCGCCAGCTTGGCCGCCTCTCGGTCCACTTCGGTGGTTAGTTTGATTTGGAACTGTCTCAGGCCTGTCGCCTCGGCCTGTTGAGCTGCCTTGCGGATCGGATGTTGGCCGCGG